GAACCGGTATCATCCGTTTTACTTTCCCGGAACATGCACAGTCCCGGATTCAGATCGATCTGGCCCGTCGTATCGGTGGGACTTCTACCGAACAACGTGTAGAAAAGGTTGATGACCATACGATACAGGGATGGATGCGTTGTACTCCTGATGGAAAGGAATCCGTGGTTTCTATGCCCGGAAAGTAGCGGAGTATTGCGATAATGATGTCTTGGCGACTGAAGCGGCATGGGATTATCTGAAGAGTGATTTTATTGCAAGGGAGATTTTGGCGGATCTGGCTGGGCTGACTGTAAATGACACCACCAATACTCTGACTCAAAGATTTATCTTTGGTAATAATAAGCATCCTCAGAACGAGTTTCAGTATCGTAACTTGGCAGAGCCTGTACATGAGTTAGATCCAGAAGTGAAAGCCTTCCTTGAGAAATCCTGTAGGGAAATGATGGCCGAACCTCATGGAGAAGCTTGCAGCTTATTGCCATATTTTCCAGGTTACAAATATGAGAATGGCATTTCTACATATCGTGGGGAAGAAGTTGGTGAAGGCGGTTATGTATACGCTGAACCAGGCATGTATGGAAATGTGGCATTGCTGGATATCGCTTCAATGCACCCGCACAGCACCATTGCTGAGTGTCTGTTTGGAGTCAGATACACAACAGCATATAGAGAAATTGTCGAGGGACGTGTATCCATCAAACACGAGGCTTGGGATATCGTCAACGGTATGCTTGGTGGTAAGCTTACAAAACATATCGAGAGGGTTAAGAATGGCGAGTTGACATCCAAAGATCTTGCTAATGCACTCAAGACTGCAATTAACTCTGTATACGGTCTTACATCAGCCAACTTCGATAATCCATTCAGGGATATTCGTAACAAAGACAATATCGTTGCCAAACGTGGCGCACTGTTTATGGTGGATCTCAAGCATGAGGTACAGAAACGCGGGTTCACTGTCGCTCATATTAAGACGGATTCCATTAAGATTCCGGATGCTACACCAGAAATTATCAAATTTGTTATGGACTTTGGTAAGCGATATGGTTACACATTTGAGCATGAGGCTACTTACGACAGAATGTGTCTCGTAAACAATGCGGTTTATATTGCCAAGTATAAAGACCCAGATGAATGTGTGGCTATGTACGGATATGCTCCAGGAGATAATAAGAAGCATAAGAATAACCCATGGACGGCTACCGGTAAGCAGTTTGCGGTTCCTTATGTATTCAAGACTTGCTTCAGTAGGGAACCTGTGACGATCAACGACATGCGAGAAACTTTCTCAGTGAAGTCAGCTTTATATTTGGATATGAATGAGAAGTTACCAGATGTATCTGAATATGAGAAGAAACTTGAGAAGCTGGAATCCGACTATAAGAAAGGAAAAATTCTGGATACGACTTTTGAACCAGAGGCAATGGCTTTACAGGAAGAGATTAGTAAGGGTCATAATCTGAAATTTGTTGGAAAAGTTGGGGAATTCTGTCCGGTTAAACCTGGCAAAGGTGGCGGAGTTCTCGTCAGAGAGCAGAACGGTAAATTCTATGCAGCCACCGGAACAACCGGATTCAGATGGCTCGAAGCTGAAATGTTGTTGAAGAAATCCGAAGGAATGGTGACAGTTATCGATCCGGATACTGGGAAAGAGAAAAAGGTATCTGGGGCAGAACTGATCACTGGTAATGATGGCATTATCGACCGATCATATTATGACAAACTTGTTAATGATGCCATTGAATCTATTTCTAAATACGGTGATTATGAATGGTTTATATCGGAAGATCCGTATATTCCTAAAGAAAAACCATTGCCGGATTTCATGAATATTCCGGAGGACGCTGGTGAAGAAGTAGAGTTACCGTGGAATTGATATTCGCGGAGAAATCCTTTCCTATTATGAAAGGAGTGATTTCATGAAGCATTATTTAAAATCCAAAGATGGTGAGATTAAATACACAGTGGACATGTATTGTGAACATCCGAATATGAAAAACAATAACACGGAAAGTGTTGGGTGTAACGGTGCTTGCAGTGAATGTAAATATGGTATGGCGACCTTATCACTCAAGGATTTCTACGAAATAATGAAGTACGCGAAAATCGGCTTCATTCAATAAGTAAACTGAGAGTCTTGGCTAGAAATAGCTGAGGCTCTTTGTTTTATACAAAATTATATTTATTTAAAGGAGATTAAAAGAATTATGGAACTGACATTTGCACCAAGAGACATTTTACAGATTAACGACGCAAGAATCATTTACAGAAACCTCAGAGGAGAGGGAAGCAAATTCAATCGTGAGGGGGACCGCAACTTCGCAGTGGTTATTCCAAACCAGGAGCTTGCTGATGAACTCATTGATCGTGGCTGGAATGTGAAAATCAAAGAACCGAGAGACGAAGGTGAAGAGCCATTCAGATATCTTCCGGTTAAAGTGAAATTCAATGATCGTGGACCACAGGTATATTTAGTATCCGGTAATGCACATAGAGAACTGAGCGAGGATATGGTATCCATCGTGGATGAGATTGATATTCGCTCCGTCAATCTGGATGTAAGACCGTATGACTGGGAAGTCAATGGTAAAACTGGTCGTACCGCATATCTGCAGTCTATGGAGGTCATTCAGGAGATCGACAGATTTGCCGCCAGATATGCTGAGGAAGAGAGTCCAGAGGAGTAAAATATGAAACGTTACATTGATGATTTTGTTGAAGATCTTAACTATAGAAAAGTAATTCTGTACATCGGAAATGTTGATTCAGATAGTCTGCGTTCAAAAATGAAATCTGATAATATGGGTCACACGAATCGTTTTGCAGCGGTTATGGCGAATCATTTAATGTATGTTGAAAACTGCGATTTGCAAGATGTTGATACTTGGCATGGAGATGAATTTGGTAACAGCTTGTTATCACTTATGGAAGAAGGATATGCCATTTATCCGCTGCAGTATGAAACAGAATCTGGGAAATATTTTGTAGAAATAGATTTAGGCGAGGGGGAATAAAATATGAATTTTGGACAGGCACTTGAGAAAGTTAAAAATGGAGAAAAGATTTTCCGACATGGATGGAATGGTAAAGGAATGTTTGTCGTGTATCAGAAGGGGTATCCAAACGGAATCCCATGTAATATGCAGACGGCAAAAGCTTGGGGGCTTAACGAAGGAGATTTGTTTAAATGTGAACCATATCTGCAGATCAAAATGACTAATGGTAGCCATGCGATGTGGGTTCCAAGTATCAATGATATTCTCGCTGAGGATTGGGACTATATTCACTGATTAGAGGAGTGATATTTATGAGTGACGGAGCAAAAATTGTTATAGCCGGAATCATGGCTTATACAATATATAGAGTCGCAGGAAAGTGTACGGATGCTAGGATTGCAATTGCAGCTATGAGATGCGGATTTACTATGAAATTGGAAGAAAAGGAGAAATAGATTATGAATATTTATTGTAATTTATGTGCAAATAAAGACCGTAAGGAAACGTACAGAACTTGTATTAGCGATTTTCTTCACATGACAACAGACGGAGCTGAATATGTTAAGCCGCCAGTGCCTTCTTTAGATACTGACGCTTTGAAAGCTACTATGAATCGCTATTTCGGAACGGGCCTTGCAGTATCACCATATCAGAAGGCTATGTCCAGAATTAAAAATGTTATATTCAATGATCCGGCTACAATTGTATTTTGGAACGACGGTACCAAGACCGTTGTAAAATTCGGTAAGGATGACACATTTGATCCGGAGAAAGGTCTGGCTATGGCGATTTCTAAATACTTCTTTGATAATGCTGGATATTTCAATGATGTATTTAAGAAGTGGATTCCTAAGAAAGGAGAAAGCGATGAAAAAGACCAGTGATTCATTAATTATAGGTTTTGATTCATCGGCGGGTAAGGACGGCACAGTTTTAATCGTGGGGCGTAAAAAACCCCGCGAAGCCGTCGATATTGTAAATGCTTTCGATGGAGAAGAAGCTCTTGAACTTTATAAAAAGTTGATTACACCAAAGGCGAAAAATGAGTAAAGATTTTCTCAGGGATTATCAGAAAGACGCTGTGAATAAAATGCGTAATGGCTGTATTCTTAATGGCGGCGTGGGGAGTGGGAAATCAAGAACAGGTCTCTATTATTATTTCAAAGAGAACGGTGGAAGTTATATCGATCAAGAATATGTTCCAATGAAGAATCCACAGGATCTTTATATTATTACTACAGCCATGAAACGCGACTCGCATGAGTGGGATTCAGAGTTGGCGAATTATCGTATGTCAACAGACCCAGAACAGAATAAATTATATCCTGAGCAAAAAATCGTAATTGATTCCTGGAATAATATTAAGAAATACGCTGAAATTCATGGAGCGTTCTTTATATTTGATGAGGATAGAGTCTGTGGTTCAGGAGCCTGGGTAAAAGCATTTCAGAAGATTGCCCGTGGGAATAATTGGATTATTCTTTCAGCAACACCCGGAGACTGCTGGGCCGATTACATACCGGTATTCGTGGCGAATGGATTCTACAAAAACAAGACTGAGTTTTGTAGAGAGCATGTTGTGTATTCACGGTTTACAAAGTATCCACAGATTGAAAGATATTTGAACACCGGCAGATTAATCAGATTGAGAAATCGAATATTGGTTGACATGAACTTCGAAAGAAATACGGTTCCTCATCATATTGATGTGTATGCTAAGTACGATATTCCTCAATATAAGGATGTTATCCGAAATAGATGGGACCTTTTTAAGGATGAACCAATCCAACAGGCTTCTCAGCTTTGTTATGTTTTGAGAAGAATAGTGAATACTGATGAGTCTCGTGTAGTAACATTAATGGAGATCCTGGAGAAAACACCCAGAGCTATTATATTTTACAATTTCGATTACGAAAGAGAAATGCTGCTTCACTTATTCAGTGACGACGAATATATAGGATATGAGGTAGCCGAATGGAGCGGTCATGCTCATCAGCCGGTGCCGGATTCTGATCGCTGGATATATTTGGTTCAATATACTGCAGGCTGCGAGGGGTGGAATTGTGTCAAAACCGATACGATTATATTCTTTTCACAAAACTATAGTTATAAAGTCATGGAGCAGGCTAGTGGTAGAATCAATCGATTGAACACCCCATACAAAGATTTATATTACTACCATATCAAAAGCCGATCCGGAATAGATATGGCAATTACCAAAGCCTTAAATAAGAAGAAAAAATTTAACGAAAGGAAGTTTGCTGGATGGGACAGCCAATAGACGACTTAAATGTAACACACTTCGGTATTCCTAAAATTAAAAATGGTTCGCGGATCAGAATTGGCGGAGTCAGAACCTTGAATATTGACGTAGATCATCACTTCAACTGTTTTCAGAAGAGAATGATTAAATGGTGCTTCGGTTTTACCGTGGAGGATTACAGTGAGGAATAACGCGAAAATCACAACTCCTTTAATGAAAAGGAGGAATGGTGTTATGACAGATTATGAATATTTATTTAGCACGAACTTACATGCGAAACTTAAGGAAAGAATCCAGGGAGGTATATTTGTAAAAGTCAACGAAAACGACAGTCTGGTTATTAAGATCACAAGACGTGATGAAAATAATTTCGATATGTCTTTTACAGATTTTTCAAATAGAATGCTGAATGGATTTTCTACAGATTACGCTGCTTATGAGGTAACTAAGAAATATCAGAAATTTGTAATGAAACAATTTTTCAAATGAGTTAAAGGGCTCGGTGGAAACATCGGGTCTTTTATTTTTTATGAATGAGGAGAGATTTAAATGCTGGCCAGAAGATACGAAACCAGACTTGACGAAGACGGATTAATCACATTTGAAAAAGTTTGGTCGAAAAGAATAGATATTAAGAAAAAACAATTCAGATACCCCGAGCATATTTATGAATTATGCAAAGCTCTACGATTGGACACGTATTCAGAAGAACATGCGTTTTTACTCATGTTTGATACAAAAATGCACTTCAAATCATTCATTGAGATTGGGGTTGGCAGCGTTAACGCGAGTGTTATCGATAGACGTGGGATAGCGCAGAAAGTTCTCATGCTCAACGCGACAGCATTTATTTTGGTTCACAATCATCCTTCTGGAGACCCGACCCCAAGTGTCACGGATATTTCTGCAGCTAAAACAATTTCCGAAATCGGTGACTTAATCGATGTTCCATTTAAAGATATGACGATTCTTGGTAATGACAACTATACCAGCTTAAAACAGGAAGGATATTTTTAGGAGGTGTTTTCATGTGAACTATCATAATATAACTACCGATGATATGCGGAATGGCGATGGGCTACGGACAGTGCTCTGGGTCGCCGGATGCAATCATCATTGTAAAGGGTGTCAAAACCCTGTGACTTGGAATCCATATGACGGATTGATATTTGACGTGGAGGCTGAGCAGGAATTATATAGCAAAGTAAATAAGTCTTATATCAGCGGTGTCACTTTTTCTGGAGGAGATCCTTTATATCCGGAGAATAGGGACACCATTTTTCATTTGGCGAAATACATCAAGAAATATATGCCAGGTAAGACTGTTTGGTTGTATACCGGATATTTATGGGAAGAAATTCGAGATATGCCAGGTATGAAATGGATTGATATTTTGGTGGATGGAGAATTCGTAGAGGAGCTTTCTGACATCAATTACCCTTGGGCCGGAAGCACTAACCAGAGAGTAATTGCTGTACAGGAGAGCTTGAGAACGGGGAAAGTTATTTTGAAAGGAGAATGAAATGAACGTAATAATAGGATGGATTTTACTGGTAATTGTCATGAGCACATTTATAACTTTTGCATTCGGATATGATTTGGATCTTAAAGATAAGATCATGTGTGTTGTGGGTACAGATGCTTTTGTCTTTTTGCTTGCGGTTGGTGTATACCTAATAGCCGGGTAGAACAGGAGGCGCAATTATGGAAGTGATAATGCAATGCTTTTTGATTGCTATAGCTATAGTGATATTTGCAGCATTCATAACTTTTGTATTTTTTTCGGAGGTGAGTCGATGGAATACATATATAAAGAAGTAAATTTCTCAAAGTATTGTCCGTTATGTGAATATGCGGATTTATATGAGGAGAAAGATCCGTGCAATGAATGTTTGGGTGTTCCGATGAACGAGCACTCGGAGAAACCGGTTTGCTATAAGCCGGATGAAAAGAAAATTAAAAAGGCAGAAAAGGAGAATACGAAATGAAAGTAAAAATTTTTGGAAGCGATGGGGATTCACTGGCGCTGGAGAAAGCTGTAAATGAGTTTATTAAGGATAAAGATGTAGTTGATATCAAATACACAACAACCTTCGTCATCAATAAGTACGGTAACTTTGGAGTTCCGGATGGCGGTATATTCATTGATCGAGCTATGGTTATATGGAATCCAGATTCTAATATCTTATACGCAGACGGAAAAATGGTCGGCGTTGAAGGAGAGTAATATGCTCACATGGGTGTTTATATTTTTAGGGGCGGTCGATTTAACGGCTGTCCTTATTTTAATTGGATTGGCGATTGCCACACTAGAAGAAATTTGTAGGAGAGAGGTAACTAACAAGATGAGATGGATAGATCCAAATCCAGGAAAAGATGAAAGAAGTATTAAACAGGATAGAGAGATTAAACGAAGCTTTATGAGCAGACCGGAACTTAGAAATAAAGAAGCAGAGAAATGGTTCAGAAGAAAACCTTACGGAAAGGAGAAATAATCATGACAGGAAATGAGTATCAGAAGCTGGCGGCCAGAACTATCATTCAGGGTTTGACGTTCGAAGAACAGAAGATTCACGCTCTTTATGGAATGTTTGGAGAAATTCACTCCATCTATCAGAAAACGTATCAGGGACATGCATTTGAAGTTGACAATGTAAAGAAAGAGTTTGGGGATCTTCTCTGGTTTATCGCAGAGTATTGTACGGCTAAAGGTTGGTCGTTGGACGATATCATGCGGATGAACATCGATAAGCTTAAAGCCAGATATCCGGAAGGTTTTGAAGAGGATAAGAGTTTTCATAGAGCGGAAGGGGATATTTGAGATGATTAAATGTAAAGATTGCAGGTTTGGCGGTCTTAAAGTTTTACTGGATAACGAATCAGCACCTTGCCTCCGATTAGATGACGAAGAGTGCCCGAATTACAATGAAGAAACTGGCGAAATCGAAATGCAAAATGCTGAGAGAAAGGAAGAATAAAGGATGTGCGAGAATTTCATCAATGAGGTATCTACGAAAGTGATTGAAACAAGGGATGAATTTATATTTCAGACAATATCGTCGTGGATTGTAAATAATCACCAGATAACCGTAAGCAAAGAGACATTATCTAAAGCTGTTGCACTTGTCAAAATGATGGAAGATCGCGGAGTTGATATTTGCGAAACTACAGTCAACGAGAAGATTTTATATGATGAGTACATGCGTGGATACAGAAAAGGTTATCGAGAGGGTCGCGATGTGATAGTTGAAATCTTTGATGATAAGATGAAAGAGCTTAAAAACGAAATTGCGGAGGAAGCGGTTAGATGAAAAAAAAAGGGGGGTAAAGAAAATGAAACCAACAAGAAAAGATAGTGAAATTGACGTTTGGACAAGGACTTCTTTAGATCGAGCGATAGCGATAGGTCAGGGACTAAAAAATGCGGATGACTTCTTCGATTCACTTCAGATGTTGGAAGATTTGAAATATGAGAAGAAAGAAGCTGTTATGAAAAACTTATAGAGGAGGAAAGGATGAATAAAAATAATGATTCAAGTAATACAGCATGGAAATAAAAAGAGAATCGTGTGCCCTGATTGCAGTTGCATATTTACTTATCAGAAAGAAGACGTAAGGCATAAGCAGACGGGAGTGAACGAGTTTGAATGTTTTGTTAGATGTCCGGATTGTGGCAAAGAATGCGGGGTGAAGGCTTATGATTAAGTTACTAATCTTTTTAGCTTTCATTTATATCCTGGTATCTGTGCTAAAAATATTTGTATCCGACTATGATAAATGCTATTCGGAAATGGAAGACACTGGGACTGCGGTCTTTGGTTGTTGTAGAGGATTAACTGGCGGGACTCGACACACTGGTTATCTGCAGGAGAATTGTGTTGATTGTCCATATTTAGTGTTGTTCGATAAGAAAGGGGAAAGAGATAAATGATCAAATTAGAAAATGTAGGTCTGGCGAGTCCAGAGCAGATGGCGTTTATTATTCAGGGCATGAGAAATCCGATGAATAGCTGGGAGAAGAGTGATAGTACATTCATAGAAGAGGATGAGTATTATGATATTCTTGGAAATTCTGGTCCGGCGGTCGGAGAAGAAACTCGATCTGAACTAGGTCCTGATGATCTTTCCCTCATGCAGCGCTTATCCAATGCTGGTACAGAACATCGGAAGTATTTAAGAATGATGCCGGTGTATGTGAGAATTACTGCGCCGTTGTATTGGTGGAAAGAATTTGATACTTATAAAGTTGGCACGGTTGCAAACTCCTGCAGTACGATGCATAAGATTGCGGAGAAAGAATTTACGTTGGAGGATTTCAGTTGTGAGCATTTGATGGATTTTGAAGAAAAAGGAAAATTGAGGTTTTCTCCACTTGGTACCTTGCAAAATACAATAGACGAATTGAACGATTGCCGTGATCTTTATCTCAAAACCAAAGACAAAGCATACTGGTGGCAGCTTATTCAGCTTCTTCCGAGCAGCTATAACCAGACTCGTAATGTTATGCTGAATTATGAGGTACTGGCGAATGTTTACAGACAGCGGAAGGGTCATAAGTTGGATGAGTGGCGAGAGTTTTGTAAGTGGATTGAAACGCTTCCATATAGTGAGCTGATTACTGGACTTTCTATCGGATCAGATCAGTCGATTACAGAAAAACGTTTCACTCAGCCATTTCCTTGGATTAAAGAGGACGATGTATATTGCAATAACTGCGAGCATTTCCACGACTGTTTAAACAAAGGTGGTCTTGTAGACGTTACAACCAGTGATGATATTGTAAAAAATGGTTTTGGACGACAACATTACGTTAACAAACCTGGGTATGATTGTCCGAAGGAGGTTCAGTCCCGACTTGCCGAAGATGATCCTACGAATTTTAGTGTTGGAAAAATCGTTCATGATCTCATGGCTAAAGAACTTGCTGAAGACGTCAAGAAATAGGTTTTAGAGGAGAATTCGAAATGATATTTTTATCAAAACTATTGTTAGCAGTATTCATGCTTATCGATCTGCTCTTGGCATGGCGGTACGCAAACGATCGGGATATCTGTAAAGTTGTTATATTCTGTTTGTTATATTCTGTTCTGCTATTATATGCAGCATGTTGAGTCTTTGTAGATGAGGAGAGAATTAAAATGTTTGCTTTGTTATTCGGAGCGTTTTTCGTAATATCGTGTTTGGGATTTATGATATCTCTTTTAGGATTCGTGATAACCTCCGGTATTAAATACAGCACTGCGTCACATCTCATTTGGGGTGTGACGTTTATTATTTTTGCAGTTTGCCTCAGGTGTGCATTTGGTTATCATCTGGGGTTTAAATTTTTATTATTAAAATGAGGAGGAATTGTTTATGAGATGTAACCGAAGAAGAGTAATGAATGGCTATTACAGAAGATTCAGGCGATTCGTTAGATGGTTTAATAATTCTGGTTCTGGAGCTCGTCGTGTTAAAAATAACAAACGAAAAATGGGCGGACAGAATACACTTCGTCCAGTTCAACTCAGAATATGGCGCGAAAGAAAACATAATTAAAATAGAAAGGAAAATTTAAAAATGAAGAAAAAACTCAGACTTATTTTACTCACGGTTCTGTGTCTCTGCCTTATTGGCGGAGTTACAGGCTGCGCGGTGCTGGATGACACTATTAATGAGATCAAAGGAAATCTCGTAGGTAATGGCTACACTATCCGTACTTACGATAACTATGGCTCAAAAGTTATGACCACCACTGGAGATAAAATCAATATTCAGGGCAATCCGGTTAAGACGACTTCTTACAGTAGCGACGGATCTGTTGTTACGGGATACGAGATGTCATCCGTAATTACCATTAATATTGATGGTAAAGAAATTCAGAGTTGTGGAGATACATGTATATTTGAGCAGGATGGTCTGCAGCCTGACGTAGACTTTGTACAAACTGATATTTACAGTCAATCGACTGGTAAGCTTTCCGATAATACATATGTAGCAGGTATCGTGAATAAATACAAGAACTATTTTGGTAAGTCACGTGTTGTGGTTATTAAATCTCAGTTAGGACAGCCTATCGTAGCATATTCAGGAGATGAGGTATATTGGAAGATTCCTAAAGACTTGCCCAAAATGACAAAATTGATGATTGACGGTAAGGCTCTTTATATTCACAGAGCTAATTTTCAGATTATTGACACAGCGTTATTGGGTTAGGAAAGGAGAAATAAAAATGAAATACAGAACGAAACCTTGTGAGATTGAAGCAGTAAAATGGACTGGGGTCAATCTGGAAGAAATAAAAGAATTTGTTGGCGAATCGTTAATCTACGATATTATCGATACGGCTTGGGAAGTAGGAAAAGGAAGACCTCATGTAATTATTAAAATAAAAACACTTGAGGGAGAAATGCTGGCGAGCGACGGTGATTATATTATTAAAGGATTACGTGGCGAATTCTATCCATGCAAGCCGGACGTGTTTCATAAAAAGTATGAATTAATAGAGTAAAAGGGGTGATACCGATGACTATTACTGAGTATGTCGAAAAAGTAGCCGGAATAGAACTTCGTCCATATCAAAAGAAAATACTAGAACTAATGGAGCAGCACAAAGACGATGAACTTACATGGGTACCTTCACTCGGCAGGTTCGTTTTTATCCCTAAGGAAAAGAAAGGAGAAGATAAAATGATTAATGCAAACGACTTATACTACGATGATTCGGAATTCCGATACCTGCAAAGCGTTGGAATTATCGAGGAGGGAATTGACTATGACTAAAAGAGAAGCTGCTATCGTAAGCGTATATACCGGTGTGTTAATTGGTGATTTTAGTGATTTCTATGCTTATGCGGTAGAGATTATGGGACGACCTATATTTACTCATGAGTTTCCGTATATTGCTGACGAACTTAAAGAGAAGAGTAAGAAGGATTTTATGAGTATTCAAATCACAGAAGAACCTTCGGGATGGTTGTATCATACTCCGTTTGAGGATCGTAGCTGCGTGGATTTCGATACTGTAGAAAAAGCTCTAGGATTCCGACTGTTTGGTTGGCAGAAGGATTATATTATTAGTGATTGTGCTTATACTTATGCTAGTCGTAGAACAGGAAAGACTACAGCTCATATACTTCGGCATTTGCTTAATGTAAATAAGGAACCGATTGATTTTAGTAGACCGGCACAAAGTAAACGTATGGATATTATTAGACAAGATTGTCGTGATATTTGGGAGAAGTTGCGGGATGCTGGAATTGAGATGCGGCCGGTGTTTTGGAGTAATGAAGATAAAAAGAATTATAAGAAAGCAGCGCTGTTGGATTAGAGAAAGGAGAAATAATGTTACATATTTTAGCTATATTAAGCGTCGTATTTGGAGTAATTGAATATTTAGTAGCGGAGGATAAAGCAGATCAGATTAAAGGTCTGCTTTTAATCATCTTAGCAGCAACTGTTATGTAAACTAAAATTATATCCATACAGAACGATAAGGAGGATTAGCTATGATGTTGAATTTTAACAGTTATGAAGATCTCAAAGACAAACTGCAGATTCGTATTTATGATCCTGATTTCAGTCGTAATCTATTGGAAGGAAAAATTGTAACTTATATTGGCGATTTCGCTCTGATTTATATGGCTACCTTGTATGAATCAGAAAAGGAGCTGGGTAATCTGATGTTTACTCCGGAGTTGATGAATGATTTGGGTATTGATATTCAGACATTACATAAAGATGCCATGTTAAGTGATCTGAATTATGAACCGGTATTGTTTACCGCTGATGATCTTATCGAGGCACTTTTCCTTGATAAGCCATTATTCTCAATTAATTTATTCAATAGGAAAGTTCGTATGCGAGGTGATGAGTTGCCGATGCTGACACTCACTAAAGGTAATCAGATGAACGGAGCCAGTATGATATTACATAAGAGTATTCGGAAGAAGATCGGAGATATCGTCGGTGGTAACTTTTATGTTCTCCCGTCGTCCATTCATGAAGTTATGATTATTCCGGAAGAGGGGTTTGAAGCAGGTGAACTATCTGAACTTGTATCCACATGTAATTCAGAATTATTCACAGAAGCGAATTCGGAAGATATTTTATCGGATAAGGTTCAGTGGTGTAGTATGGACGGAGAAATTCTCAGGAGAGCAGAAAATGAATAGAGCAGAAATGAGACGTATGAAGCGAGAGCAGGAGAAAGCTCATACCGTGACCTACAACCTGACTCAGGCGCAGCTGGACGCTATCGTTCAGGAAAAGATCGGGGCTAAGATTGCCGAGACTAAGAAAGATGTTTATGAGGAAACTGTTAATACTGTATTGGCGTTGGTTCTCACTCTACCATTAGAAGTGCTCATGGATCACTATTGGCCTAAATCATATCGTGAACGACTTCCGGGATTCGTGGATAAAGTTCTGGAATATTACGGACGTTGGGAAGACGGTGAATTGGATATGGATAAGCTCAAAGAAGATCTATGGGAATATGGTGGAATCCGGTTGGAGCCAGCGCAGATAGATATGGAGGATATTTCAAAGAATAATGAAGAGTGATTTAAAGCGGAATGGGTCTGGTTGTCTGGACCCTACTGCATATCAGGCTATTATGAACGCTGATGCTGTATCATCGGTGGACAAAGCAAATAGGTACAAACGTAGAGAAAACGATTCGGAGGAACGGCTCAATAAATTACTCGCCGCTATATTTGCCATTTGTGACGCTGCAGATTTTCATATCGAAGAGAGGATCGTAGTCAAGGATAAGCGGACTGGGAAAGTTTGGAGGTAGTTGGATGATATTTGTTGTAAAGCCAGTCGTGAGGCGTTCGTCAGAAGATATTGCGAAATTGCAGAAGAAACTGTACGAAGATTTAAACGCGCCAAACGATAGGGTATTAGTATTACCACCCGATTGTACCTATGATATTGTCAACGATTACAATCGTAATAATATGGTTGTGATAAGAGGGTGCGGAGCGGAGGAAAATAAAATTGAGTAAAAAGAAAGGGAGACCGAAGAAAGAAATCTCTAAAGATTATCGTTTAAATGTACGTTTGTCCATCGGAGATGCCAGTACACTTAAATATATTAGCGAACAGACTGGAAAAAATGTGTCCGAAATCGTGAGAGATGGTATCAAATCGGAGTACCGAAAACTTATGAAATGGGATTAATTGTACGTACAAAAAATAGTAAAAACGAATTATTGTACGTACAAAAAATCAGAAGTGGTTGATGCAGACCATTGTGTCGAAACGAATTATTGTACGTACAAAAAATCAGCATATTGAATTATTGTACGTACAAAAAGTCGGAAATTAGCCCAAAATAGGCTAAAAATAGCCTAAAATGGCTATTTTCATCATGGTACTGTAGTACCGATCTAATTAGCTATCTTATTTATTCAAAAAATTGAATTTTTCGTATAGCTAATATACATTGTACTACAGTACCACCATTTATTGTACGTACAATAAAGAAAGGAGAATCTATGACTGAACAGGAGCTTATTGAATCGTTTGCAGGCAACTTGGATTACATTATGAGATCGGAACATATGAATCAAAGTGAGCTGGCACGAAGGAGTCATTTGAGTAGGGAGTCAATCTGTAAATATTTAAAAGGTCAGCGTATGCCTACGTTGAAGGCACTTATGAATTTAAGTTATGCCTTGAGATGCAACATTGAAGAATTAACTCCATTTATTCAACTTATTGATTGAGGTGACAGAAATGAGCGAATTAAGAAAACAGTGGATTGACGATGATTATCTGTGGCAGGATTTCTTGGACTACTTCAATCCGGACTTTGATGAGATTGCCGATATCAAACAGATGAGTCATTATGATATTCTGATCACCATGAAAAATGGGGTGCAGTATATTTATGACAATTACCGTCAGACACGAAGACGACTCCCAAATAGTTGGGATGATATGAGTCTTAAAGAATTTCATATGGATGCACATATAAGATTATATTCCATGATGCAGCGGAAAGGCTTCACATATGATGACTTGTCTGAAGAAACTGGCATATCGGTTGGGACTATAAGTAACTATGTGAATGGAGTGACTTCTCCAACTTTCGATAGATTATTTTTGATTGCCAAAGCATTAGGTTGCAGGATTGAAGATCTAATCTATATTGAGCATATGTACAGATAACCCATGAGGGCGCTTGGTTTACAGGCGCTCTTTTTTTGGTACAGAAAGGAGAGATTCTATGGGGGAATTTGACACCAAACGAAACGGCGTTCCGGTAAAGATACTAGAAACCGGTGAAGAATTCAATTCTATCAAAGCTTGTGCTGATGCGATTGGCGGCAATGCGTCCTGCGTCAGCAGAGTTGTGAATGGCAGTAAAGGATATTGTACTTGTCATGGGTTCCATATTTCAAAAGCCGGTGAAGAATCTGAAGTCCGCACGGATCAGCGAGGACGTCCAGGAATTGGAGTACAGATTATCGAAACCGGAAAAACGTATGAGTCCGTAGAAAAATGTGCTAAAGATATCGGGGGCAGTCCGACGGCCATTAAAGATATTTTGAAACAGCAAAACAATCGAGTGTCACACAAAGGTTATCATTTCAAACGCATAACTTAACCACTGTGTCGAAAAACTCACACGTGAAAATAACATCCCCTTTTATAGGGAGAAGATAATATATCGGCCAAAATCGGTCAATATATTATCTTTTTATTTTTACGGACCTTTAGTTCAGTCGGTAGAACGCTGGTCTCATAAGCCGGTAGTCCTGGGTTCAAGTCCCAGAGGGTCCATCTCTATGAAAGGAGAAAGAGTTCATGAAAGAAAATAAGTTTCAGGCAGATTTGAAAAAAGAGCTTAGAGCTATATTTCCTGGTTGCATCGTAACCAAACTGGATTCGAGCGATATTCAGGGTATCCCCGATCTTCTTGTTTTATACAAAGACAAGTGGGCGACTCTGGAAGTTAAGAAAAGTGCTACGGCATCGCATCGTCCGAACCAGGATTACTATGTTGCAAAAATGAACGCCATGTCATTTTCACGATTTATCTACCCAGAAAATAAGGAGGATGTTTTAGATGAACTTCGTGAATCATTCAAAGCTTAGTGGACTTCACGCACCATTTAGCCCAAGTCAGCCAGTATGGTTGAGATATAGTGATGAGAAAGCAATCACAGTTCGACAGAACAAGAAAGCTGCAGAACTTGGCACACGCTTACACGCATGGGCAAAAGAAACTATTGATATGGGTATTAAGCAGCCTCGCTCGAAGAAAACCCTGTACGCATATGTAAACGATGCTATCGGTTTTCGTATGAGCACAGAGGTTGTTTTATATTATTCAGACAGATTCTTCGGAACTGCTGATGCGATTTGTTTCCGGAATAATAAGCTCAGAATCCATGATTTAAAGACTGGCGTCGGTCCAGTGCATATGGAACAGCTTGAGGTGTATGCGGCGTTATTCTGTCTTGAATATAAGATCAGACCAGGTGATATCGAGTTTGAACTCTGTATTTACCAGAACGACGAGGTAGTAGTATTCAACCCAACTGCAGAAGATATTCTGCCGATTATGGATAAGATTGTTCATCTCGACAAGATACTTGCAGAATGTGATGCAGAGGAGGCGTAACCGATGAATCCGATAGCAGAAGAAATCGAATCATATTTAGGATCGGCCTCCATAACAGATGAGGAATATCTGGCTCATTATGGTATGCCTCGTCGTTCCGGACGATACCCTTGGGGTTCAGGTGAAGATCCATATCAGAGCTCACGTGACTTCTTAGGTCGTGTGGAGCAGATGCGAAAATCTGGTTTTACATATACTGATGAAAACGGTAAGAAATGGACTGGTGATAATGCGATTGCTAAATCACTTGGTTACAATTCTACCGATTTCCGAACAGTGTATGCGATTGCAAAAGACGAGCGTAGATCAGATATGGTTGCCACAGCCAAACGTCTCAGAGACAAAGAAGGAATGAATAATTCTGAGATTGGTCGAAAAATGGGAATTAATGAATCATCTGTTCGATCACTCCTTGATCCAAATTCCGAGTCAAGAATGAAACAGGCCAGAGACACGGCCAAATTCTTGAAAGAACAGGTTGATAAAAAAGGCATGGTTGATGTCGGTGCCGGTGTAAACAATGATCTGAAAATCACAAAAGAAAAACTGGATCAGGCATTGTTTATATTACAGGCTGAAGGAGGCTATGAGGTTTATGGAGGTAGATTCTCACAGGTCACAAATAAAGGTCAGATGACGACTCAGAGAGTTCTTTGTAAACCAGGAACACCGCATAGTGCAATCTACGATTTTGATAATGTCAAGACAGTCACTGATTATATTTCCAGAGATGATGGGAAGACCTATGAAAAGAAATTCACATATCCTGAAAGCTTAGATTCCAAGCGTCTTATGATTCGTTATAAAGAAGATGGCGGCATTGATCGAGATGGAACTGTTGAACTTAGGCGAAATGTACCGGATCTGTCGCTTGGCGAATCCAAATATTCTCAGGTCCGCATCATGGTTGACGGAAAGAAATATATCAAAGGCATGGCAGTCTACAAAGATGATAAAGATTTTCCGCCAGGAGTCGATGTTATATTCAACACCAATAAATCTAAAAGTGTTCCAAAACTGGAGGTTCTCAAAGATGTGAAACCAGATCCGGACAACCCCTTCGGCTCTCTTATTAAAGATGCCGATCAAGGCGGGCAGTATTGGTATACCGACAAAAATGGTAAGAAGAAGCTCGGCCTTATTAATAAGCGATCTGATGAAGGTGATTGGACCGAATGGAAAGATGCTTTACCATCTCAGTTCTTATCCAAACAGTCAAAAGCTATGGCAGAAAAACAGCTTGGCATCGCTAAAGCAGACAAGCAGGCAGAATATGAAGCTATCATGGCTCTGACCAATCCGACTGTGAAGAAATATTATCTTGATAAATTCGCAAGCAGTTGTGACTCAGCAGCCGTACATCTTAAAGCAGCCGCATTACCGGGTCAGAAATACCATGTTATTCTACCTGTCACATCTCTGAGTGAGAAAGAAGTATATGCTCCAGGATATCCTGATGGAAGTAAGCTTGCCCTTGTTCGATATCCTCATGGTGGTACATTTGAGATTCCTATCTGTACAGTCAACAACAAAAACAAAGATGCTATCAAGATGATTGGTAAGGATTCCATCGACGCGATTGGTATCAACAGTAAAGTTGCTGAACGATTATCTGGAGCTGATTTTGATGGAGATACAGTCATGTGTATTCCAACTCATGATCGTGCTGGAAAAGTTAAAATTGCCAGTCGTCCCCCACTTGAAGGGCTCGAAGGGTTTGATCCCAAGATGAACTATCAGGGAGAAAAGAAAATTGGCTCAGATGGTAAAGAACATTGGTATCGCGACGGTAGAGAATATCAGCTCATGAAGAAAACGGATACCGAGATGGGTAAAATTTCTAATCTGATTACTGATATGACTATCATCGGAGCTACGGATGATGAGTTGGCTCGTGCTGTAAGACACAGCATGGTCGTTATTGACGCTGAAAAGCACCATCTGGATTACAAGCAGAGTGAAAAAGATAATAATATTCAGGCACTGAAACAGAAGTATCAGATCAAAGTCGATGAGAATGGACGAGTTCATTATGGCGGTGCTTCCACACTTATATCCAGGGCCAAAGGTGAAGTTACCGTTGATAAGCGACAGGGAACTCCTAAACCAAATCTTCCGGGAAAAGAATGGTATAATCCATCCAGACCTGATGGTGCTCTTATCTACAAGAAAGCCGATGATGCCACTTATACTGTTAAGAAAGTGGATAATAAGACTGGCGAGATAACGGAGGTAACTAAGAAGCGTACCGATAAGAGCAACCGTATGTCCGAGACTGACGATGCTATGACTCTCGTATCCAAGTATCGTCATCCAATGGAACTTATTTATGCCGATTATGCTAACAGCATGAAAGCAATGGCGAATAAGGCAAGAGTTGAATCAAGTAAAGCAGGTAAGATAGCCTATAGTAAGGAGGCTAAGAGGCGGTATCAGGAGGAGTACGACAGTCTCATAAGAAAATTGACGATTGCTGAATCAAATACACCTCGTGAACGAGCTGCCCAACGTATGGCTAATGCTACTGTACAGAGAAAGCAGAAAGCTGCTGAAGAAGCGGGTGTTAAACTCAAACCTAAGGATGTCAAGAAAGCAAGTCAGCAGGCTCTTACTAAAGCAAGAGAAGAAGTTGGTTCTGTTTCAAGAAGAGACAGAAATATTGTCATCACAGATAGAGAATGGGAAGCTATACAGGCAGGTGCGGTCAGTGAGTCTGTATTAAAACGCATTCTTAATAATTGTGATCCAGATTCATTACGACAAAGAGCAATGCCAAAAGAAACAAAAGTTCTCAGTCAGGCTAAAATCAACAGAATCAAAGCAATGTCAGCTTCATATACAATTCAGCAAATTGCTGACAAACTTGGAATTTCAACATCAACAGTTTCGAAGTATTTGAAAGGAGCGAATTAGTTAAATGGATGATTTCAGATTAACAACATTTGATAATCCTTACGATCCATTCGAACAGTTCACTCTTTGGTACTTGTTCGATACTGAAAAAGGTTACAACACTTGCGGAAAACTGGATCGTATTTCCAATTATTCAGATGATATGACCGAAAAAGAAGTCAATGATGAACATAATCGAGCAATTGATGAGTTAATATCATTTGATTTCTTGAATATTTACAAAAAAGTTCCGCGAAATTCAAAAGTTGCGCTGGATTTAGGCGCTGCCCCAGTATAATCCGATGTCAAAACATAGGGGGAGGGTCGCTAAAAAAGCACCCCCCTCCCTGCATCGCGCCGGTCTTCAAAAAATCTCCGGCGGGATTTTTCTGGAAACAATTTATATTTTTTATGTTGTCTTCAGAGGGATTTACAGAACTACAAAGACATTTAAGCCGTGTGTATTTCTCCTTTCAAGATTTGTACCGTTTCATATTAGGTCCTCCGATAATCAATAGGTTTTGTAAATTCCTCTAAAGACAGCATAAAATCATCAATGTCAATTGAATAGCTAATGATAACTATCTATAAGGAGGCGTAAACGATGCCAAAGGTGAGCAAAACTGAACGGCGTCCTCCACTTACGCCGGAAGCAAAAGAAAACCAGATGATATCTCTTGCGATGGATTGCGCAGAAAGGCAGATGCTTGAGGGTACAGCTTCTTCTCAGGTTATAACACATTTTTTGAAGTTGGGATCAGAGAGAGAACGACTTGAACGGGAGAAACTTGAAGAAGAGAATAAGCTTCTGAGAGCGAAAACAAAAGCATTGGAAGAGAGTGCCGAAACAAAAGTCGTGTATGAAGAAGTTCTCCGAGCCATGCGTGACTATAGTGGCGCAGGTGATCCAGATGAGTATTAAAACATATTCCGAATTAATCGCATTCACGACTTTCGAAGAACGGTATAAGTATCTTCGTATCGGCGGTATAGTTGGGCAGGAGACATTCGGGTTCGATAGATATTTGAATCAAATTTTTTATAAATCTCCAGAATGGTTATCGGTGAGAGATAAGGTGATTTTACGGGACAGTGGATGTGACCTTGGAATTCCAGGGAGAGAGATTTATAGCAAAATCCTTGTCCACCACATGAATCCAATCACGAAACAGGATATTCTCCAGAGAAGTGATTTGTTGCTGAATCCAGAATATCTGATTTGTACCGTTAAAAGGACCCATGACGCAATTCATTACGGAGATGACTCTATATTATGGAGTGATCCTGTAGAACGGCATAGAAACGACACTTGTCCATGGAAGAAATAAAGAGAGGTAGCCTGATGAATGAAAGTATTCTGACATCGATAAAAGCACAGCTTGGTATTCAAGAAGAGTATACCGCTTTTGATCAACAGATTGTCATGCATATTAATTCGGTGCTTATGGTGTTGAAGCAGCTTGGTGTAGGTCCCGTAGCTGGTTTTGTTATTTCAGATAAAACCGCCATCTGGAGGGACTTTCTTCCATCCGATAAGAACCTTGAGGCAACGAAGTCTTATATTGGAATGAAAGTGAAAATGTTATTTGATCCTCCGACGACTTCTGTTGTAGCCGATAGTATGAATCGAATGATCAACGAACTTGAGTGGAGATTGAATTCGGAAGCAGAAAGCGAGGAGGTGATATAGATGGAAACTGATTTCTTAGCCCATCATGGCGTAAAAGGTCAGAAATGGGGAGTTCGACGCTATCAGAATAAAGACGGGAGTCTTAATCGATCCGGTCAGAAGAAAGCTAAGAAAATGAAAGAACAGTATACACGGCTTACCGGAAAACAGTTAAGAAAAAATCCGACTAAAAAATCGTCAAGTCAAAAACCGAAGCAGAAGAGTATCAGTGAAATGTCTGATGATGAAATCCGTAGCAAGATTAATCGCATCAAGCTGGAAAAAGAACTTCGAAGTCTGAGTCCCAAACAAGTGTCCAAAGGAAGAGCATTCATTGATAAAGTAACAAAGGATATAATTGCTCCAGCGGCAACTGATGTGGCCAAGCAAGTTGTAAAATCAAAGCTTACGGATGCCGCTAATCGAAAATTCGGATTTGATGACGACTTAAAAGTGTATACCAATAATAAGAAAAAATAGGAGCAATTAGAACATGGCATTATCGAACACCGCCGTACCGAAGTATTATGGCATGTTTCGAGATGCCGTAATCAGGAGAGAAATCCCAGTTTGTGAAGAAGTATCTCTTGAGATGAACCGAATTGATCAACTCATTGATAATCCACGATACTGGTATGACAATCAGGCTGTTGAGGGGTTTATTCACTATTGCGAGAATGAGCTTACATTGACCGATGGTAGTGATCTATATCTCCTCGATTCTTTCAAATTGTGGGCCGAACAAATTTTTGGATGGTATTACTTTATCGAGAGAAGTATTTTTGTTCCGTCAGAAACGGGTAGCGGCGGCCACTATGAGATAAGACGGATCAAGAAGAGGTTGATCACCAAGCAGTATCTGATTGTGGCCAGGGGCGCGGCAAAATCCATGTATGCGTCTTGTCTGCAGAATTACGAATTGAATGTTAATACAGCAACAACGCATCAGGTTACAACTGCCCCGACCATGCCTCAGGCTGAAGAGGTCATGTCACCGATTCGAACTGCTATCACCAGAGCAAGAGGACCGTTATATAAGTTCCTCACTGAGGGCTCACTCCAGAACACGACTGGATCTAAAGCGAATCGTGTTAAACTGGCTTCAACAAAAAAGGGAATTCAGAATTTTCTTACAGGATCACTTTTGGAAGTCAGACCTATGTCCATTGACAAACTGCAGGGATTGCGTGTCAAGATAGCGACCGTTGATGAATGGCTTTCCGGAGATATACGGGAGGACGTCATCGGAGCATTGGAACAGGGTGCCGCAAAAGAGCAGAGTGGAGGTTCAAATGATGATTACCTTATAGTTGCCATCAGCTCAGAAGGAACTGTCCGTAATGGATCTGGCGACACGATCAAAATGGAATTGATGAAGATACTCAAAGGTGAGTATAAAGCCCCGCATACTTCAATCTGGTGGTATAAATTAGACTCCATTGATGAAGTTAACGATCCGGATAAATGGATTAAAGCAAACCCGAATCTCGGAAAGACGGTTACTTATGAAACTTATCAGCTGGATGTAGAACGAGCTGAAAACAATCCTGCAGTCCGCAACGACATCCTTGCCAAACGATTTGGTATCCCAATGGAGGGATACACGTATTATTTCACATACGAAGAAACTCTCCCTCACAGGAAGAGAGAGTATTGGCAGATGCCTTGTTCCATGGGCGCGGATTTATCCCAGGGAGACGATTTCTGCTCTTTCACATTTTTATTCCCATTATCGAATGGTGCTTTCGGAATAAAAACCCGAAATTACATATCCGAGCTCACTCTGAGCAAACTTCCCACAGCAATGCGAATCAAATACAACGAATTTATGAAAGAGGGCAGTCTCATTGTTATGCCCGGAAATATTCTTAACATGATGCAAGTATACGAGGATCTTGACAATTTCATAGCTGAAGCAGAATACGACGTTCGTTGTTTGGGATATGACCCGTATAATGCCAGAGACTTCGTGGAGAGGTGGGAACGGGAGAATGGGCCGTTTGGAATTGAAAAAGTCATCCAGGGGGCTAAAACAGAGTCTGTTCCGCTTGGTGAGTTGAAGAAACTGTCTGAGGAAAGAATGCTCATTTTTGACGAGGCTCTTATGTCATTTACCATGGGTAACTGCATCGCAATAGAAGACACAAATGGAAACCGTAAATTATTGAAACGGCGACACGAAGCAAAAATTGATGCTGTTGCGGCTATGATGGATGCTTTTGTCGCTTTCAAATTGAACAGAGAAGCTTTTGAATAAAGGAGAATTGATATGGAATTAAAAGATACCATCGAGCTCATGAACAGTTCTGACTACAACGACCGGTTTAAAGCTGAATATCAGCAGGTGAAAATCCGCTATGAAAAGTTACATAAAATGCTTGTTAAATGGGATGCTGGAACTCTTGACTTTGAGCCAACCTGTCCCAAACCGCTTCTTCTGGAACAGGAACGCTATATGCGAGAATATATTCGCTGCTTAGAAACCAGAGCTGAAATCGAGGCAGTTGATCTGTAATAATAAAAATTTTTACCCATCAGTTAGTTGCATCTAATTAAGAAGGAGATTTTATGTCATTAAATTTAAGTACCAGGCTTGCACATGCCTGGAATGCTTTCACCAGTCGTGATCCGACACAGTATATAATCACCGGTCCAGGATATTCTTCACGTCCGGATAGGCCACGGCTTAGCCGAGGAAATGAAAAATCGATAGCGACATCCATATTCAACAGAATCGCCCTTGACGTATCATCGGTAAGTATCAAACATTGCCGACTGGATAAAAACGGTCGTTATGTGGAAGATATCGATTCCGGATTAAACAACTGTCTGACCTTGGAAGCCAATAAGGATCAGACAGGTCGAGCATTTATTCAAGATGCCGTGCTATCGATGCTGGATGAGGGATGTGTAGCTTTGGTTCCGGTTGAAACCACCATTGATCCAAAAAACTCAAATTCATACCAGATTGATTCTATGCGGACCGGAAAAATTACTGAATGGTATCCCGATATGGTAAGGGTCCGTTTATATAATGATCGAACCGGCGAAAAAGAGGAGATTTTACTTCCTAAAAGCCAGGTGGCCATTATTGAAAATCCACTGTATGCAGTGGTTAACGAATATAACTCAACTATGCAGCGTCTTATAAGAAAACTCAGTTTGCTGGATGTGACAGATGAACAAACGGCGTCCGGAAAACTGGATTTGATTATTCAGCTTCCTTATGTAATAAAGACAGAAACCCGACGTGAGCAGGCTGAGCGCAGGCGAAAGGATATTATTGAGCAGTTGGCTGGCTCTCAGTATGGCATTGCGTATACAGATGGAACAGAAAAGATTACTCAGTTAAACCGTTCGCTGGAAAACAATCTGTTGAAACAGGTTGAGTACCTTACCAATATGGTTTATAGCCAGTTAGGTATTACACAGTCGGTGCTTGATGGTACCGCTGATGAAAAAACGATGCTGAATTATACGAACCGCACTGTGGAACCTATAATTTCAGCCATTGTAGATGAATTAAAACGAAAATTTCTTACAAAGACCGCTCGGTCGCAGTTACAGTCTATTGTCTATTTCAGAGATCCATTCCGACTGGTTCCAGTCAATGATATCGCAGAAATTGCTGATAAGTTCACTCGAAACGAAATCATGACCTCTAATGAGATCAGACAGATCGTTGGTATGCAGCCATCTAAAGATCCAAAAGCAGATGAGTTAGTTAACAGTAACATTAGCCAGGCTAAACAGGACATACCTCAGACTTCAAATGCTACCGAAGTAAACGAAGAAGGAGGAGACAGTCAAAATGGTTAATTGCGATTTCAGTGGTTACGCCACCCGGAATGATTTGCTCTGTGGTGACGGTCGAACTATTCGAAAAGATGCGTTCAAAGAGAATGACGGTTGCGAAGTTCCGCTTGTTTGGAATCATGAACATAATGATCCGAATGCCGTGTTGGGACATGCAGTTCTTGAAAACAGAGAAGACGGCGTATATGCCTACGGTGTATTTAATGATACCGAACAGGGACAGACCGCAAAGAAACTCGTCCAGAATGGAGATGTACGATCGCTGTCTATCTGGGCTAATCAGTTAAAACATATTGGAAAAGACGTAATCCACGGAAACATCAGGGAGCTCAGTCTTGTACTGGCTGGAGCAAATCCCGGTGCTTACGTGGATTTTGTTATGGCGCATAGCGCAGACGGTGAAGAAGAGCTTGAGGCATCTTGGGATGAGCACATTATGCTCTATCACTCGGCCGATGTAGAAGAAAAGAAAGGAGATTCGAAATTGGCGGAAGAGACCAAAAACGAAGAAACAAAGCCAGAAGAAAGTAAATCTGGAGAAAAGACAATCAAGGATATCCTTAAAACCCTTAACGAAGAGCAGACAGATGCCGTAGCAGCGGTTATCGGTATGGCTCTTGAAGAAAATGGAGAAGAAGACAGCTCCGATGATGAAAAAGGAGGAAATGTAGTGAAACATAACGTGTTCGACAATGAAGATACAAAACAGGGCACTGTACTCAGTCATTCTGATGAACAGAAGATCATCGCTATGGCAAAACAGAGCAATGTTGGAAGCCTTAAACAGGCCATGGAGATTTTTGCGGAAGAAAATGCTGAGACACTGGCTCACGGCGTATTTGACGACGAGGTAGAAGCCCTGTTCCCAGAGTATGAGCTGCTGAAGAAAGGTGAGCCGGATACTCTCGAAAGAGATCAGACATGGATCGATTCCGTAATGTCTAAAATTCATAAATCTCCATACAGCAGAATTCGTACCCGCCAGGCAGATGCTCGCATCGCTGAGCTGAGAGCCAAAGGTTATCAGAAGAAGGGTAATTACAAAGAAGATATGGCTAAGATTAAGCTTCTCAGCCGTACAACAGATCCGCAGACTGTGTATATCAAAGATCAGATGCACAGGGATGATGTCGTAGATATCACAGATTTCGATGTAGTTGCTTACCAGTGGAAGATGATGAGACATGTTCTGAATGAAGAACTTGCTATGGCGGCACTTGTTGGAGATGGGCGTGAAGACGGCGATCCAGACAAAATTCATGAGGATCATATTCGCTCTATCTGGCACGATGATGATCTGTATTGCATTCATCAGGATGTTGATTTCGAAGCTGCAAAAACAAAGCTGCAGGGTACCAACACAGGGGCAAACTTCAGTGAGAACTATATCAAAGCCGAGGCAATGATTGAAGCTGCACTGTATTCCAGAGAGAAATTCAAAGGAACCGGTACACCGGATCTGTACTGCACACCGCATCTGCTTAATGTAATGCTTCTGGCCAGAGATCTCAATGGTCGTCGTATCTACGATTCCAAAGCTGATCTTGCTGCAGCACTCAATGTTGCATCCATCCAGACTGTTGAGCAGTTTGAGGGACTCGAGAGAACATCCAGCGGTGGTAAGAAGAAACTGCTCGGTCTGTTTGTAAACCTGGCAGATTATCAGTTCGGTTCCACCAGAGGTGGCGAAGTTACCAAGTTCGAAGATTTCGACATGGACTTCAACCGCTACAAATACATGCTGGAGACAAGACTCTCCGGTGCGCTCACTCAGGTATATTCCGCTATCGCTCTTGAGGAGCCGGTAGCCTAAATCGAATAAGGAGGATAAGCCATGATCGAAAAAATTCGTCCAGTTGCTGACGACGTGAATGTCGCCGTAAGAAAAGTTTATGGAAAAGCAAACGATGCCTATGCATATTACGATTCTGCTTGCAAGAACAAAGTGACTTGCGCTGAGCTGCAGGATGCATATATCAAAGGACTTATGATCGATGTTGCCGGTACATTATACAAACCGATTAGCTGTGCCGTTGCCGGGAATGTCGCAACTGTCACATATGTGACAACTGACACTTCCGCAGCTACGACAGCCAAACTTGCGACAGTTAAATCTGATAAATAAAAAATAAATCCGGTAAGAGGTGAAAGATAATGAGTAAATGGTTTGGCAAGATAGGTTTTGCTCTTCCTGTACGAGAGATTGAGCCTGGAGTATGGGACAGTCTAGTAGAGGAAAAGGAATACTACGGCGATATGACCAGTAACCGTTGGAAACGTCAGAGTTCTGGAGAGATTAACGACAATCTTAACCTTGCGAACGTTCTGAGTATTTTAGCTGATCCATTTGCTTTAGAAAACCATTCTTACATAGCGTATGTCGAAATCCTGGGATCGAAATGGAAAGTATCCGATGTGGAACTCCAATACCCCAGGATGATTTTGTCTATAGGAGGTGTTTGGAATGGGAACTCGCCTGGAACTGCAGAGTAAGTTGGAAGAAATGCTCGGTTGTAGGCATGTTTACTTCCAACCACCAGAATCAGTCAAAATGGAATACCCAGCAATAGTGTATTCCAGGAGTAGCGTTAAAAAAGTCAGTGCTAACAATACTGGCTATTTACTTATGAACAAATACAGTGTGGTAGTGATTGACAAGAAACCTGACAACAAAGTCATCTCTATATTATTGATGCTTCCATATTGTGCTTATGATACATCATACAAATCTGAAAATCTCTATCACGATGTGTTGACATTATATTTTTAAGGAGGATTAATATGTCCAAACTTGTATGGGATAAAGTCGGCGAAAGACTTTACGAGACAGGTGTAAGCAAAGGCGTCGTATATCCTCAGGAAGGTTCTGCGTATCCAAAAGGTACGGCATGGAATGGTCTTACAGCCATCAATGAATCCCCTGAAGGCGCTGAAGCAAATGCCATGTATGCAGACAATATTAAATATCTCAATATTCTGTCTGCCGAGGAATTCAAAGCCACGATTGAGGCTTATATGTATCCGGATGAATTTAAACCATGTATCGGAGCAGCTGAACTCGTCGAAGGTGTTTCGTTAGGTCAGCAGGATCATAAAACATTTGGTTTGTCTTACCAGACAATCATCGGTAATGATGTAGATAACAATGCTCACGGTTATAAGATCCATCTTGTGTATGGATGTCTCGCAGCGCCGTCTGAAGCAGACTACAGTTCAGTTAACGACAGTCCTGAGGCTGCTACAATGTCATGGGAAGTTTCCACTACACCTGTAGAAGTCGACGGTTTCAAGCCAACCGCTACATTAGTGCTTGATTCCACTAAACTTAGTGCAAAGAAGATGGCGGCTATCGAAAAAGTTCTGTATGGTGACACAGACACTGAAGCACGTCTTCCGTTACCGGATGAAGTAAAAACAATTCTTGCAACAGTGACAGACTGATCTAAGATCGATTTCAAGAGGCTCTAGTTTATACAGGGCCTCTTTTTTTAAATGAGAAAGGAGAAATTATGTTCAAAAAAACTATTTCATATGAGGATTACAATGGAGTAAAAAGAACTGAAGATTTTTATTTTCATTTTAGCAAAGCGGAAATTGTTGAAATGCAGCTGAGTACAGTAGGCGGTCTGGATGCCACTATTAAAAGAATTGTAGCAGCAAACAATGAACCGGAAATTATCAAGTATTTCAAAGACCTGGTTCTTAAAGCTTACGGTGAGAAGAGTGCTGATGGTCGAAGATTCATGAAGAGCCCGGAAATCTCCAGAGCTTTCGCAGAAACCGAAGCATATTCCGTTCTGTTTATGGAGCTTGCGACTGATGCAAAAGCAGCTGCAGAGTTTGTCAATGGACTGTTACCAGCCGACATCAGAGAGCAGGCCAAAATTGAGGCTGATAAAATTGTAGCCGAACAGTTTCCAGAGACTTAATAAGTAAGAAGATTATGGAGGGATGAGAATGCTAGAAGTAACCGTTCCCGCTGTGGAAATGTGGGATGATGAGAAGGGGGAGTTCGTATCTTCTACCGAGTTCAAAGAATGGCATCTGCAACTGGAGCATTCTCTTATTTCTCTGTCAAAATGGGAAGCCAAGTGGCATAAACCTTTCTTTTCCAAGAAAGATAAAACCTTGGCGGAAATTATAGATTATATAAAATGTATGACCATTACCGAAAATGTTCCGCAGGAAGTGTATGAAAGAATAAGCCATGATTCGAAAATAATTGAAGACATATCAAACTACATAAATGATTCTATGACTGCCACAACTTTTCGAAAGGAACCAGCTCGAAAAGGCACTAATGAGACGATCACCAGTGAATTGATTTACTACTGGATGATTGCTCAGGGGATTCCGGCGGAATTTGAACGATGGCATATAAACCGATTATTAACACTTATACGGGTTTGCAATGCTAAAAACTCACCGGGTAAAAAGATGAGTAGTAGTGCTGTAACCAGGCGCAACGAAGCGTTGAATAAAGCTCGTAGAGCGAAGTACCATTCGAAAGGATGATTTAATGAAAAAAGGAATTGATATCAGTTATCACCAGGGGGCTATCGACTTTAGCAAAGTGAAAAAATGCGGAATCGACTTTGTAATCCTGAGATCAAGTTATCGTAAAACAACTGATACAAGATTTTTTGAGTATGTAAAGAAATGCAAGGCGGTAAACCTTCCTATTATAGGGGTATACCATTTCATTTATGCGCTCAGTGAAACACAGGCACTCGCCGAAGCTCAGTTTTGTGTTTCACAGGTTAAAAAAGCAGGACTTGGAAAGGACATATACATTTTTGCCGATTTTGAGGGTGATACAGTTCTCAAAGCCAAAAAAGCAGGAGTTACTTTAGGAAAAAGCGAATGCAATAAATTCACAGAGATCTTCTGTAATTATGTGAAATCTCAGGGATATAAACCGGGTGTTTATGCCAATGGTGATTATTATAAGAACTGGTATTCGAAAGATTTACTTTCTAAGTATCCGATTTGGCTGGCCGATTATGAGGGAGGTCCTGATTTTGCATGTATCATTCAGCAGTTTACGGATTCTGGGCGAATTGCCGGAATTAATGGAAACGTAGATATGAATCACTGGTATGGTGAATCTACTGGCAATGTGAAAGTACGATCCCGTCAGGCTGTAGTCGATCTTATCTGTTCTTGGGAAGGACTGAACGAAGCAGATGGTTCTTATAAGAAAATTGTAGATATCTACAATTCATATACAGGTACTTTCCCACGCGGCGTGAAGATGAAGTACGGGTGGGCCTGGTGCGCTTGTACATGGTCTGCCGCTGCTATCAAACTCGGTTATACCGACATTATGCCTATTGAAATAGGGTGCGAAGAACTTATCAATCGGGCCAAGAAAATGGGTTGTTGGGTAGAAGCGGATGATTATGTACCAAGCATCGGAGATGCAGTGTTGTATGATTGGGACGATAATGGAATTGGCGACTGCACCGGATACGTCGATCATATTGGAACCATTGTCGAAGTACATAAGAGCCTTGGCTATTCCGTCGCGATGGAAGGTAACTATAAAGATGCGGTTCGTAGACGTAAACTTGCTATCAATGGCCGGTATATCAGAGGATACGTCACACCGAAATATACGGACAATACCATTTCATACGTTCCTCCATCAAAGACCGATACAACAGTGAAATCTGAAAGGAGCGGTTATATGTTTAATCCAGAAGTTGTGAAGAATGGTTGTAAAGGCACTTCCGTTCTTTTAGTACAGGAAATTCTCAAATCTAGGGGATTCAAAGGATCTGATGGTAAAGATCTCAGCCTTGATCGAGAAGCAGGTTCGAACACCATCTATGCTATTAAGCAGTATCAGAAATCCAGAGGGCTTACTGTTGATGGTGTTTGTGGTACAAATACATGGAAAGATCTTATCGCAATCTAACGAGGTAATACATGATTGAATTCAGACAAAAGGGAGATTTCTCGAAACTTTCAAAGTTCCTTGAGAGAGTAAAAGAAGCGGCCAGAATTGGCGACCTGGATAAATACGGGCGAGCTGGTGTGGCTGCCCTTTCGTCTGCAACGCCGGTAGACACAGGTAAGACCGCCGCTTCATGGACTTATGAGATAAAACGTCAAAATGGATCTGTATCCATAGAATTCCATAATACAAATGTGAATAAAGGAGTTCCAATCGCTATTATTTTGCAGTACGGACATGTTACCGCAACCGGGGGCTGGGTAGAAGGAAGAGATTATATCAATCCTGCTATTCAGCCTATTTTTGATCAGATTGCCAATGATGCATGGAAGGAGGTTACTAAGAAATGAGTGAAACAATAGACAGCAAAGTCGTCGAGATGCGGTTTGACAATAAAGACTTCGAGGCAAATACTCGGATCACCATGTCAACTCTTGATAAACTTAAAGCGAAACTTCATTTCCCAGGAGCCTCCAAAGGCCTTGAGGAAATTGGGGATACTGCTAAAAGAGTTGATTTCTCAGGTATGAGCAGTGGTGTAGAAACTGTTCAGGCTAAATTGTCAGCCATGCAAGTCGTCGGTATTACCGCATTGCAGAATATTACAAATGCTGCCATGACAGCCGGTAAACAGCTTACAGATGCTATTACCATTGATCCAGTAAAAGACGGATTTGCTGAGTATGAGACTCAGATGAATGCTGTTCAGACCATCCTGGCGAATACCCAGAAAGAAGGTACGAATGTTGAGACTGTCAACAAAGCCCTTGATGAATTGAACACGTATGCTGATAAGACTATTTATAACTTCACGGAAATGACTCGTAACATTGGTACGTTTACAGCGGCCGGTGTTAAACTTGATGCCTCTGTATCAGCGATTAAAGGTATCGCCAATCTTGCGGCTGTCTCTGGTTCAACTTCTCAGCAGGCATCCACTGCAATGTATCAGTTATCCCAGGCGCTTGCCGCTGGCAAAGTTCAGCTCATGGACTGGAACTCAGTAGTTAACGCCGGTATGGGTGGTCAGGTATTTCAGGATGCCCTTATTCGAACTTCTGAGCATCTGCAGACCGGAGCTAAAGCTGCCATCGAAGCGCAGGGATCATTCAGAGAATCATTACAGGATGAATGGCTTACCACTGATGTTCTTACCCAGACACTCGATCAGTTTGCTACAGCAGCTGATACGCAGGAAGAATATAACGCAGCTATCCAGAAATTTGTTGATCAGGGATATACCCAGGAACAGGCTAAAGAAATGGCCGATATGGCCAAAACCGCCGGTGACGCAGCTACGAAAGTTAAGACATTCACTCAGCTTATCGATACATTAAAAGAAGCACTTGGATCAGGATGGACAAAAACGTGGCAGCTCATAGTTGGAGATTTTGAAGAAGCCAAGGAAGTTTGGACCAAAGTCAGCGATGTTCTTGGCGGTTTTATCAATAAAGCGTCAGATGCACGTAACGCTATCGTGGAAGCTGCAATGGGTAATCCATACAGTGATCTTGCTAAAAATATTCAGAAAGTAACAGATGCCACAAGTGATTACAAAGACATTGTTGACTCTGTTATCCGAGGTAACTATGGTAATGGACAGCCACGATTTGATAAGCTTGCGTCTGAGGGATATGATTGGGCAAGAGTACAGAATTTAGTTAATGAGCGACTTGGATGTTCTTTTCGGTATACTGAAGAACTTACCACTTCTCAGGAGGATCTTAATAAAGAGCAGGAGAAGACCATTGAGTCAATTCTCAAAATGTCAGATGCTGAGCTGAAAAAGAATGGTCTTACTAAAGAGGATGTGAAAGCCCTCAAAGAATTACAAAAACAGTCTGAGAAAACGGGAATACCAATCACTGATCTTATTAATAATATCGATCAGCTGAGTGGAAAAGAGTTACTTCATGGATCAGTGGCCAATATGGGCAACGCATTAATCAATCTTTTTACTGAGATACATAATGCTTGGCAGGAAGTGTTTGATCCGATTTCTGCAATGACATTGTATAACATCATCGCAAACATGCATCGAATCACTTCGAAATTTTTGAAATTCACAGAAGATAACGGGGACAAGCTTACGAGGACGTTGGCCGGTCTTTTTGCTTTATTGGATATCATTCGCCAATGCCTTGGAGGGTCTTTGAAATTTTCAATCAAAGCCATCAATGCAGTTCTTAGTGTATTTGGTATGAATACCCTGGATCTCACAGCAGATCTTGGCGACTTACTGGTGAAATTTGATAAATGGCTGAAGAAAACAGATCCATTTACGCAAGGGTTTACAAAGGTCGGAGAAGGAATTAAATTCATCATCGAACAGTTTCAGAAACTCAAGGAATATCTTGATACGATTCCAGAATTTCAGGCATTCACTGCGGAACTGGATAGTTTTAAGGAATCCTTGAAAGGATTATCGTTTGAAGATGTATTGAAGCGTTTTGAAAAGTTTGTAGCATATCTTGAAAACAAACTTCCGAAAGGAATGAAAAACGTCGGTAAAAATGTTATTTCCGGATTCAAAAACGGATTGTCTTCAGGTAAAACAGAGATTCCGAAAATACTATCCAATATTGGTATCCGACTTCTCAAAGCAATTAAGAAAGTTCTTGGTATTCACTCTCCTTCGAAAGAGATGGAGAAAG